TTCATTAATTACTTGCAAGTAATAACGCCGAATGTCTCGCGTATATTTATCGAGACATTCGGCGTGTAGAACTTCATATTTGATTTGACTCGGTACTGGCATTATGATTCACTTATTCCTAATTCCTTTAACCTGTTTCTATTTGCTGTAATTTCAAATGGGTATACAGTTACCTCTATTCCATTATTGGCTATCGAATACTCTATACTATTTAAGCGAAAATGAATACCAGTAATTAGATACTCATTTTGTTCAATGTCAGTCCTAAGGTATACGATGTCTCCAAATTTGTATTGGCTTTCCAATTTCATTATAATAATTGATTTGATTGTGTGTTATTCTCTGCTTGTATTGTGTCTACCTCGTGGTTCACGTCGTCCACTTCTCCAAGAATGGATACCTTAGTTTTTAAGCTCATTGCATCTCCTCCCGTTGCGATATACTCTGCCAATTCTTTTTTAGTCTTAACTGAGTAAGGACGAACCTGAGAACGTACACTAATCTGGTCTAAGTCATTTGCAATACTTGGTACCATTATCTTGAGGAAGTTCTTAACAATTTCTATTTCTTGGAAAAATAACCTCTCCCATTCACCTCCTAAGTCCTCCGCTTTTGCTTTAGCATCTGTGAACACAAGTTCCTTGTTATCTGCACTTGTATTGGAATTTAACAAGTTCGCAAAGCTAATATCTGGTATTTGAACTTGTTCAAAGAAAGCATTACGAATCCTCTTAAACCTTTTCTCAATAGCCTCAGTGGCTCCTGCCCAAGTTACATCATTTACACTACCTCCTTTTCCCACGCGAATAAAACGCCTAGCATCATCCGATTTCTCCACATTACTAGACTGAATACCACCAACGATGTCTCCATAATCAATAACAAAAGTAGGAGTAGCATTTCGTTTGATGTACATACCTTCAAAGCTTTCCATTTCTTCTAATTGCTCCACAAGGTTTGTACCTTCATCTCCATTCCATACAGTTTCCTTAATATTAGAGTATACAACGGGAAAAAATTCCAATGTTTGTCTCTTTTCCAATATTTCGGCCCAATCGTCTGTCTTTTTGAACACTCTAACCTCTGGAGTAGGTTGTGCAATGTATACAGTTTGTGTTTCACTGTTATCTGCATTAACTTGATGTATGGAAAGTACCAACATCTCTCCATTGTCATCAGTAATTGGGTAGAGTTTGTGGTCGGTAAATGGTGAGTAAGTTTTATGTGTTAATTTTTCCTTTAACACTTCACCTTCTACAAAATCCTCTCTCTCGTACACCCACCAAACAGTAGCCATTTCACAACTAGCATTTAAGGCCTTGGCTCTTTCCACATTTTCGGAATCAATAAAATTCCTAGTCCTGTATACCTCTTCGAGGATATCTACCGCCCTTTGTTGACTTTGTGACTCAGTATCATAATTATAAATACGTTGAACGGGGAAAGCAAACATCATTTGAGCCAATCGACCTACTGCTAACTTTTGCAAGCCAAATGCAGTACGTTTGAAATCGTCCACGTCGTTCTCATTTTTTTTCTCGGGATATGTCGTAGTATCCCAAATTTTGTGTTTCATTGGGTCATACTGCTTAATCATATCCGACCATTTAGGCAGATTAGGAAAACTAGTCACCTGTAATCCTTTTACTACTTCGGATGGATTTCTTGTCAATATAACTTGTAATTCCTCAATTGTCATAACTCAAATGATGTTTAATGGTTTTACTTAATTCCTAATTCCTCTGCAATAGCCAAACGTAAATCATCCTCAGACTCGTAATCCTCTGGGTCAATTGCTAATTGTTGAGTTTCAATGAAAGAAGACAACTCCCCAACTCCATCCAGTTCCATTACTTCGTCCATTGTAAATTTAGTTTCAGGTTTTTTAGTTTTTGCCTTCACTTCATCCACTTTTGATTGAATCCATTTTGTATCATTTTTCTTAGATGTTGGAACGGGCTTACCTATATACTTTTCATAGTCTGCAATTAAGCTGTCATCCACTTTTGATTTAATCACTTTTTTCTCCTCAGCTAATTTTAATTCCTTTTCCGCTACCATTTGGCCATTATCTAATCGATAACGAATGGCCCCGGTTGGAAAATGCTTACTCGAGGTTAGTACCGTTTGTTCTTGTTCCTGGAAGATAACCCTATCTCCACTTTCAAATTTTGTTTTCATAATATCAATTTTAATTTTTACGTAAAAATACAAATATACAAATTAATAATGTTTTACATTCAAATATATGTTCATTGTTATTTTGAATGAATATAAATAAGCACTTTTTAAAACTTTTTTTAAAATTTTCTTTTAAAAAGTTTGGAGTGTATTGGAATTATGCTTATCTTTACACTATAATTAACAATCAAAAAATTTGCAACATGAAAACAACAAAAAATATCAAATCAAAAGTAATGAAAGCAGCTTGGACAATTTATAGAAAGTATAAAGTTCAAAGCATGACTAACTGGTCAAAAGCTCTCAGAAAAGCTTGGAATTGGGCAAAAGAAAAGTTTTCAAATCCACAAGGCATTACTAATTACAATATAGTAAAAGAAACTGAAAAAGCGATTTGCGTTGCTGGTCAATTAGCTTGTTATGTGACAGACCAAGTTGTTAAATCAAACCTTTGGATACCTAAAAGTTTAATAACTGATGGTGTGATTGCTCAGTGGTTTTTTGATAAAAAAGTTGATGAGGCTATATCAATGCATTCTAACTACGGAGGTGGTAGAACTTTACAATTTGAATTAGTATAATTAATAACTTAAAAAAATTTGCAAAATGAAAACTTTAGAAAAATTACAAAAAGTGGACAAAACAAACTTGGTAACTAAAAAAGATGGTAATTTAACAAAAAGAGCTATTAAAGCTATTAATGACTTTAGAAATCAAGAAGGTAGGTTTTATACTCATTACACTTCTGGAAGAGGTAGATTTACTACTAATTTGTCAAATACCACTATATTTTACATTATTAAATTATTAGGTTACAAATATTCTACAGGCAATGACTCTCCTAGAGGTGGTCAAACAGGTAACTATGTACAAGTTTCTAAAAGAGCTTATAACAATATAAGAAATTTAGTTAAATCTTAATCCGCAAGTTTTCCGCAAGTTTTCCGCAAATTTCTTGCGGACTTTCACCCTGCATTTAGTTTAATGCAGGGCTTTTCATTTTAACCCAATCTACTTTCGACCTGTCTTAACAGGTTTTCAAATTGAATTGGGTCGAAAGCTTCAAAGAACTGGCGCATGATAAACACATCTAACCAGTCTGGTGAACGTCCAATGTTTTCTTTTATCTTTATTTTCGGTAGTATTCTTAGTTTGCCATCTTTGTCAGCCTCAAATGTTTTCAACTGTCCCAGCTCCTCTTCTATTATTTCCCTTATTTCCTCATTTACGTCCGCAGCAAAGTAAATTTTATGGATGTTTTCAGCTAGTAAGTACCCACAATAATCCTTTAATGACCTGTAGGCTGGGTCAGGTGACTTTGAATTGTTCACAAATCCTAATATACCACAATTATCTACTACTCCGCCACCTACGCCGTCCTCATCTGCTAAACTGCCTGTTGCTGTGATACCGTGTTTACTCCTCATTGCATTAATGATATTTTGAATCTCCACAGTGGATGAGATTTCCAAAACATAATACTCCACCAATTTCCAACCATACCATACTGTAATGATGGCCTTGTCACTACCAAACCTCGCTATATCGGCAATGATTAATTTCTTATAGTTGTTTTCGATTACATGAGTGTTTCTCCATATGTTCATTATTGCTTCATACTCTATTAACTTGCTGGGGTCCTCATCGTAATCGAAATTACCATGCCATAATCTTTCACGTGTTGCCTTGTCCTTGATGTTCTTAAGACGTTCTATGTATTCAGCTGGTAATCCTGGGTTATCCGTAGCTTTTGCAGGTATGAAATGAATCCCCGGTGCCTCTTGTCCTTTCTTCCATGGTCGATGGTATGTGGAATCTACCCAATTCTTTTTTGGATTGAATGTGACAAGCAGTTTTCCTGGTAATCCATATTCTTGATTAAACCATCTGCCTATTCTAGTTTTCAATACTTCATAAGCCATAGAGTTTACAGGCCCTGCCTCTTCTATCCATCCCCATGTGTATTCCTTACTACCAAATCGTTCATACATAGGGTCTTTTACTGGGTAGTAGGATAAATCAAGGAATTCGATTACACTCCCATTGGTGAAGTAAATGTGGTTATCAACATATTTCCAATTTTTAAACCCTAAATACGCTTCCACCTTTTTGAATGTTTCTAATACTGATTCCCGCGTGTCCTTCAATGATTCCCTACCAATGAAAGAACGGCTACCTACTAATTCCGAGTGCATTACAATGTTGTAATAACACCCTAGTATTGTTTTACCTCCACCAGCAGCCCCTCCATAACCAACCTCTTTAGTTGTGGAATCAGTTAACAAATTCATTGCCCATAATTGTTTTGGATATAGTTCCATTTATTTTTTATTTGGGTTCCAGGTTAAATCAATGTAATAAAACCCACTTATCAATAATGAGAATACCACATAAGCCTCAAAATTCAATTTTTCCATTAATTTCCATTGATTATAGCAAATGGAAGCTTCTTGAAAGGCAAAGATACCATAAAGCATTAAACCCATGCTTAGGAACAATATTATAACTTTTATTTTAGGATTCATATAATTACTTTGTTATAGGGTTCTTAATACCACCTAATCCAAATGCCTCACGAATAGCAGATACACTGCCCTGACCTAGATTTAATGTGGTTTCTTGATTTACTTTTAGTTCTTTGGGTTCTTGGTAGCCCATTAATTTATCAATTCGCTCTTGGGCATGTGTTTTACTGAATAACTTTATTTTAATCATTTCAGTGGTTCCCCATTTAGTATCATAAGTTTTGTACTCAGTTGATTCCACAGCGTCCAAAGCGTCAGGGTCATTTGCCACAAGTTCCTGCCATGTTTTTAATTCAATCCAACTGTTATGTAATTTACGTAAAGAACTGAAGGCAATTTTTTTATATTCCTGGATTTGCATGGCTTTGGAAATGTTGCAAAGTTTCTCTAAATCGTTCTTTACCAGCTCAATATAGCGCCTTATTTGTGGTTTTCGCAGGTTTTCTCCTGCAATGGTGCCTGCCGTGTTTTCACTATATCCAACCGTCCTAGCTGCCTTACTTGCATTCCATCCATTACGTATGTATTCATGGCAGAAATTTATCATTTTAGGGGTTAATATCTTTTCTAATTGATGTATTGTGTAATTATCATAACTATTATCCTTCACAAATCCATCATCAAAGTATACGGACTTTATTTCCTCATACTTTTCCTCGAGTACATTCTTATTAATGTACATGTTTGGACTTTTTGTCCTTTTTAAGACAGGTTTTTCCTTTCTCTTTTTCGTGCGTTTCATTTTTAATCTTTTATATTTTCAACATATTCTGGTAATAAATCAATTTCCTTAAGTACTTCTTGCCAATAAAACTTCGAAGTAGTTTCCGTAAAATCTACTATTTGTAATATTGCGGTTTTTGCATATCTTTTTGCATCCTCAGTTATATTCCAATAAGTATCTAAATACTCCATGTCTTTATGTAGAGCCTTTACTAACTCAATAGCTTTTGTTTTTGGTGTCATATTCTTTGTTATTACTGTGTTATTTGATACAAAAGTACATAAAAATTTAGGTAATTATAAAATTAGTGTATTTTGTTGGAAAAAATTTAATATGTATTATGATTGATTTTATTGGTATTTTGTGAAGTTTTTATAATCTTTTTAAAAAAAGTTTTAAAAAGTCTTGTTTTGTATTGGAAAATTGTTTTACTTTGTACTCATAATAATAACAATTAAAAACTTGTGAATTATGAAAGCAATTTTAGAAAGAAGTATTAACATTCCTGGAGACAATGTGGATTATATGATTAAATTAAGGGAACTTAACCTTATTTTATGGATTATTACCAGTTCAGAAAATGAAACGGAATTACGTTTAAAAATGAAACATCGTAAAATTGAATTTTTTGAATTTGGGTTTGGTAGCAATCATATGTGGGTTTGTGAATCTTTTAGGCAAAGTAAGCCTCGTGTCATTTTTGTAGAATTCTAAAAAACTTTTAAAATCATGCTTAAAAGAACTAAATGGTATGGAAATCCCCGTTCCTTTAAAATAAGGAACAGGGTTTACCAAGTACAAAAAGGTGATTACATACTGGACAATGGCAGTTGTTTACAATTTTGTGCTGGTGATAAAAGGAAATTAGAATACAAGCATTATATAAGCTACACTAGTAATATCCTTCCAAAAACAGTCATTAAGGAATTTAACCTGAAAAAAATGATTGAGGTAAAACATCACCATTGGGCTGATTGTAAAGTTTATTTATTCAAATTTTAAAACCTTATATTATGTACACAATAAAACAAAGATTGGAAATCTATGAAAAAATGCTAAAGGATTTTTCTTTAGTCAATGCTACTGAATTAAAATTTGCTCGGGCTGACGCTGGATTTTGTTTATGGGACTCCTACCACTTTACATGTGATTATTACGGATTATACGACCACTTTGCAGATAGATTACCAGAATTATGGGAAACGTGTCCTACAAATATCCACGATGAAATAAATGATAAACACTGGTTTAGTTTACGTTTACATACAAACGCACAACCAGAACGGGTTACTTGTCTTAAGAGAGCAATTGAAATTTGTAAATCTAGAATGCTATGAAGGGGGCCTTAATTTTAGTTTTTACGGTATTGATTACAATCGTAATTGTACCAATAGCCCTAATTTTAGGATTTATACGCTCTTTTTTTAGTAGAAGCAGGAAAACATTTATTGAAGCTGAAAAGCAGTATAATCAATTATACAAAGCAATATGGAAACAAGAAAAACAGTAACAAATGTGTCTATTAAGGCACTGCATGTAAAGCCTACACATTTTATTTATTTTCAAGGTGAAATTATTGTAGGTACTTATGGCTTTTTAGCCGAATTTATTACCAGGACTGGTTTTATTGGACCCCGTATTTATAAACTAGAACATGTTTGAAATGAAAACAACATTTAAGCGAATAAAAGAATTTAATCCTTGTAAGGAAGGATGGCAAAAATTAATTGGGTATTACAAACCGGAAGCCTTTGAGGAATTTGTCTCAATTGAAGAAATAATTAAAAGCAATGGAATTAAAGACGCTCTTTGGGCATTGCGTTGTTTGGAAGGTGAGGAAAATAGATGCAAAATTGCCTTATTATGTGCAGATATAGTACAATCAGTGTTACATTTTTTTGAAAAGGAATACCCTCATGATGAAAGACCTAAGCAAGCTATTGAAGCAATTAGAAAGTACGTTAAAAAGAAACTCACTATACAGGAATTTCAAATAATAAAAAAACATAATGCTGCTTATGCTGCTTATGCTTATGCTGCTGCTTATGCTGCTGCGGATGCTACTTATGCTGATGCTACTGCGGATGCTACTGCTAAAAAATGGGAATTTATAACCAATTTATTAATTTCGTATATAAACAAATGAAAACACTAATTTTATTAATTCTGCTTTCATTTTCCTTACAATCATTTGCACCCTGTGTTTCCCTTGAAATACAAAAGCAAAGAATAGAAGTTTTTTTGTATGAAAAGTGGAAAACGGATGTTTTTTTGGAAGTAATTGAGGAAATAAAACACGCGGAAGGTTTGGTTCTGAACAAGTACAAATGCTCTGCCAATCAAAATACAATTGGTTACGGGCATTGGATTAGACCTGGAGAAAATTATCATGTGATTACTGAGGAAAAAGCTACTGAGTTATTAATTAAGGATTTTAAAGAAGCTTTTTCCTACACGGATTCAAATTTGCCTTATAATAAGCGTTTGGCAGTTGCTAAATTCATATTTAATATAGGAATAGGCAAATATAACAAAAGCAAGCTTAAAACGGCGATTTTACACGGAGAATCAATAGATAATTTAATTGTACAGTACTGCCATTACAAAAGTGATGGAAAATATGTTAAAAGTGATTGGTTATTAAACCAACGATTGTTTGAACTTAAAATTTGGAACAATGATTACAAAAGTTGAAATGTATAAAACACAGGATGGACGTGTTTTTGATACAAAAGAGTGGGCGAAGGAAATAGTTAAACGTCAGGAAATGGCAGGCCTTATAAATGATTTTATAGATTTGTATTACAGCCGTGTAAACAAATCTACAGATTTATATGAGTGCATTAAACACTTATACAAGTCAATTGAAATGATCCACAACGATAAATTTTAAACTATGGAACAAATCGAATCAATTTTAATAGTATTAGGGTCTCTTGGATTGACCAGATTATTATTTTCAAAAAAACAAACAAAGAATACCCGTTATTGGGACATAATCGGCATAATATCCCTAATTATTTACGAATGTATTAAATTTTTATTCCTATGAAACAAACCACAGTGATACGAATCCAAATCACAGATTTGGAAAAGCAAATTGAAAAGGAAACTAATTGGTTAATGCGGCAGGCAATGCGCGCGGAAAAGAAAACATTAATGCTACGATTAAATAAAGCTAAACAATTGGAATAATGGAAAATACAGTGGAATTAATAGGAACGTTACATAAATTTGAAAAAACAAATTTAGTATCACAAAGAAACAAACGGGGTATATATGATTCCTATAAATGCATTAATTGTGGAATTGAAGGGAAACGTTATGGATTTGATAATCACCCACTTTTAAACAAAACCTATTCCAGTAATACGTTGAAATCCTGTAAAAACATCAAAGATATATACCTGGGAATGTACATAAAAATAACGCATTGTGATGCGGTAGGCTCGGAATTTATAGGGTGTACTTCTGGCTCAATTCACAAAATAGTAAGACCTCCTAAAAATCAAGTAAATGGTGATAGAGGTGTTTGGATTTATGGGAAAACGGAACCAATTAAACTACTATTTGGAGAGTTTGTCAATTACATTACATTACGCAGAACAAAACACAAATGAAAGGAACAATAGTAAATAAAAAATTGGAATAATTATGGAAAAAACAATCTCGCATATACTTAATGGTGTTTGGGTGGATGGATTTATCATTGAGGAAAACCCCTGGATGACACAAGATAGGTTTGTACAAAACAAGCTCACCAACACTATTTTTATCCCGGTTGGATACATGTACCATTTATTTTTCGGGGATGGTTTGACTCAAAAAGCTATTGATAATGCTGGAAAATATGCTTTGATTAGTGTACATAATTTTATAAAGGAAAAGTACGGATGAAAGGCACAATAGTAAATAAACCATTACGCAAAACGGCTTCCATTTTTGAGAAAAGGACGGGAACCAGAGTAATTAGGTGTGTGTTTCCATTCTCCCCTTTTTATGTTGATGAAATCAAAACAATTCTTGGCAAAGAATGGAACGCAGCTAATAAATGTTGGTACATTCCGTTGTCCTTAGATAACTGTTTTAAATTAAGGGATTGGCAATATGTTCTTACTGATGAATTGAAAAGATGGGCTAATGATGAATGGAAACGAAAAAATAATCCTATTTCGTCAATTGAAATTCCCGGACTTAAAAATACGCTTTTCAAGTATCAGGAGGAGGGTGTAATTAGGGCTGAAAACTTTGGTGGGAATGCTTTGTTTGCTGATGAAATGGGTTTAGGTAAGACTATTCAGGCAATTGCATGGTGTGAGTTACATAAACAGAAAAGACCTGTTATTGTAATCTGTCCAAGTTTCTTAAAGTACAATTGGGAAGAGGAAATTAATAATTGGATAGACGGTGAGACTATTCAGATACTTTCTGGAAAAAAACCTAATACTGAGTTAATGGCGTCCTTTATTCTGATTAATTATGATGTAGTTTCATTTTGGCAAAAACAGCTTATTGCCTTAAATGCTCCTGTAGTTATAATTGACGAGGCCCATTATATAAAGAATGATACAGGTCTTAAAAAC